CGAGTGAGTTAAAATACGAAAAAAAGATAAAAATATCGACTGAAAAACAAGAATATATTTATAAAATTAGCGATATACATTACGAGATAGATATGTCGATTTTAGGTTGTAATTCTAAAATAGTATGGCATGAAACATTTTTGCAAATAGTTGACATTATTTCCGTGAAACAGGATAAAATAGGAATTATTGTATGTAAAAACTTTCACACCATTCATGCTGAATTACTAGAAATTTTCTACAGTTATATGCAACATTACAATTATACAGAAGCAAATATAAAAATAAAATTTTTCATTATTAGTGAACATATTAGTTATTTACCGGAGCAAATAATCAATTGTTCTCAAATCATAAGAATAAAACGTCCGAGTAAAGAACTATATGAGAAATTTATTTTATTTTCTTCTCCACCCTCTATGACATCAGATGAAATAACATCGAATCAATTTATACATAAAATATCCTATCATAAAAATGGTAAAACCGACAATGATAAATATGAAAACGTAAAAAACGTAATGCGTTATATAGAACCAGAAGGTATATTGAATATCAAAGAAATAAAATCGTTTGATCTAATAAAAACTGAAGATGACATTCCAAAGGACATATTCAATATAGTTTGCGATAAGCTTATCGATAACATATCGGATAAAAAAACCCTGTCTTTTACTACATTTCGTGATAATTTGTATGATATATTAACATACAACATAGATATATCTGAATGTATATGGTATATCGTTAGCCATTTCATAAAATTAAAACGTCTGGATAATAATAGTGTACACGATATACTAGAAAAAACGCACACATTTTTGAAATATTTTAATAATAATTACAGACCAATATACCATTTAGAGAGTATTATGTTTTATATAATAAATAAGCTACATAATTACGAATGAATTTCAAAAAAGCTTGTAAAATATTACATATAGAAGGCGAAGTTTCAAAAGAATTATTAAAACGGCAATATAGAATCTTAGCATTAAAATATCATCCCGATAAAAACAAAAGCGAAAATGCATCCGAACAATTTCAAAACATTCAGATGGCTTATGAATATTTGTCCGAAAACATAGATTGCGATGAACCAGAAAGTGATGATGAATGTTCTCAAAAGCAAAACTACAATTCAATGTTGTTTTCATTTTTCAAAAACATTGTAGGAGAAGATATCCAAGAATCTATTTATCAAATTATATTGAATAAAATTTCGAATACTTGTGAGAACAAAGCAATTCAAATAATAGAAAAATTGGATAAGAATATACTATTAAAAATATGTGAAATGATTCAAAAATACAGGGATGTATTTCATTTTTCGCCATATTTTTTTGATAAAATAGAAGAGATAGTAAAGGAAAAAATTGGCAATGATGAATGTATCATTTTGAATCCACTATTGGAAGATTTATTCGAGAACAATTTGTTCAAATTAAAAATAGGTGAGTATTCATATGCCGTACCATTATGGCATCATGAACTCATTTATGACAATTCGGGAAGAGATATATATGTAAAATGCATTCCTGTTCTAAAAGACAATATCGCAATTGATAATAAAAACAATATAATTATTTCAGAAACATTCAATATAACGGATATTTGGAACAGGGAATCGATAGAAATCAAATTAGGTTCTCAAACATTTACAATTGAAATGGAAAAATTAAAAATGGCAAAACATCAATCTATCATATTAGAAAAAAAGGGTATTTCCAAAATAAATACTGCCAATATTTACGACATTTCAAAACGCGCAGATATTATAATTAATATAACAATTACGTAAATATAATATATATATAAAAAAAATATATTATATAAATCATGTGTGGAATAATAGGATATTTGGGTAATGATATTTTTATACCGTTTGTTTTATCCGGATTGAAATTATTACAAAATAGAGGATATGATTCAGTAGGTATATCTTGTATTCAAAATGGAGAACTTTGCACGAAAAAATACGCGTCGAATTTCACATTTGATTCTTTAGAAAAATTGGAAGAATCTGTATTGAATTCTGCATTTGATTCTAATTGTGGAATTGGACATACTCGATGGGCTACTCACGGAGGCAAAACCGATATCAATGCACATCCGCATCACGATAACCAAAATAGAATTGCTCTCGTACATAACGGAATTATCGAGAACTTTGATGAAATAAAAGGTCGTCTATTAGAGAAAGGATATTTTTTTAAATCACAAACTGATACCGAAATAATAGCTGTTCTTATTGGTTCTCATTTAGATAATAACGAAACGATTGAAAAAGCCATACAAAACTCCTTAAAGGAATTATCTGGTACATGGGCTCTCGTTATCATCCACAAGGATTTTCCAAACAAAATATGGATGACACGAAATGGTTCTCCTCTTCTTTTGGGAATGGAAGATGAATATATTATGGTTGCATCTGAACAGATCGCATTTCATAATTATATTAAAAAATATATTGTGATAGATAATCACGATTTAATTGAAGTCACAAAAGAGAACGACAAAATAACATATAGTAAAAATGTTCACCGATATACCATAAAAGAAAAGACCAATGTTCAAATTGAACTGAAACCAACCGGTTATACTCATTGGTTGTTGAAGGAAATTCTTGAACAACCGGAATCGATACTTCGTGCAATCAATAACGGAGGCAGAATCGAGAACAATACTTGTGTCAAATTAGGTGGATTAGATACATGTAAATCACGACTTATGGAAATTAATCATCTTATCATATTAGGTTGTGGAACATCTTATCACGCTGGATTATGGTCACTTGATATATTCAAAAATCTCGATATTTTTCATACTGTTGTAGTATATGATGGCGCTGAATTCAATGTAAAAGACATACCCAAAATAGGAAATAGTGGCGTAGTATTATTATCGCAATCTGGAGAAACAAAAGATTTACATCGATGTATTCAAATAGCAAAAGATTATGATTTAATAACGATTGGTATTGTCAATGTAATCGACTCGATGATAGCAAGAGAAAGTGATTGTGGTATTTATTTAAACGCAGGAAGGGAGGTTGCTGTTGCTTCTACAAAATCATTTACCAATCAATGTCTTGTATTGACTATGGTAGCGATTTGGTTCTCGCAAAACAAAGGGACATATATTGAGAAACGTAAAAAAATGATAAATGATATTCGAAACCTCTCTTTTCAGGTTCAAGATCTATGCACAAATTTGGAACAAATTAAAGAAATCGCTAGACAATTAAAAGACAAAACCTCGTTGTTTTTATTAGGAAAAGGAAAAGAAGAGGCCATTGCTAAAGAAGGTGCGTTAAAATTAAAAGAAGTTGCATATCTTCACGCTGAAGGTTATTCTTCGTCTGCGCTGAAACATGGTCCGTTTGCATTAATAGAAGAGGGTTTGCCTGTTATATTAATCGACGTTGAGGAAGAAAATCGTGATAAAAACAAAAATACGTTTCAAGAAATTTCGGCAAGAAATGCGTTCGTAATAAAAATTACTGACAGTAGATGCAATGATTTATTGATAGTGGAAAAAAATAGCACATTCAGTGGAATTCTTGCAAACGTTTACGTACAATTGCTGAGTTATTTTATTGCTCTAGAAAAAGGATTTAATCCCGATTTTCCCAGAAATTTGGCAAAAGTTGTTACCGTGGAATAAATATACCATCCAAAAACTCTTTGTTTTTTTTAGAATCGGCGTATCCATTTTCAACCATTTCTCGGAAGGGAAATTTACTTTTCGAGAACAATGTAGTGTAATCAGTGATTTTCATTCTACCAGTTGTATTGGAAAAATGATTCCACATATTAGGATGTACATGTAAAACTGATTTTGATGCATTCAAATATGGATATTTACTGAATCCTCCGTCAAATGACAACATATTTCTATAAATATTCACTAAACCACCGGTTACCAAAGGAATATGAGAACTTGCTATACACGAATTAACAGCATCTTCCAAGTTCTCGAAATCATTGTAAATAGTTGTATTTGTTTTACAGTTATCGATAATCGTAACACCAACGAACAAGCGATTCAGTTCAAAATCGTCTTTTGTATATTGATTAACGATTATCCTTTTGATAGATTGTTCTATTTCGTATATCGATGGCGATTTTTCTAAATTAGAATCTAGTATCATATTTATAATATCATCCAAATGATGTTTGTAACAAAGCATCAAAGAATTCCATGCGCCTGCACTAGCTCCCGAAAAAACATAATTATCCAAAACATAGTTCTCTTTCAAAAATTTACATATTCCCAGTACGTAAAATCCCTTGTACCCACCGGGAGATAAAGATATGATTTTTTTATTTTTAACATTTTCCGAAAAATAATTAGAGTGGTTTTTGTTTTTTGATAAATATAACTGAAATTTACGGTTTCTCATATTTCGTAAAAAAAGATTTGTTTTTATGCTCATAATTAATAATAATATTTTTAAAATAAAGTTGAAATTCATATATTATTACTGTTATTTATTTTATATCGATAATTCCATAATGAAATATTCCTTTTTTGGTTCATATCTTTCAAATCGCATCAAGACACTGTGATCTGTGATGGATTCCCTTGTCCATTTAAATCCATAAGTTTCATAGAAAATTACGGATTCTTCAACGGAACTCAAAATAATTTTTACATTGTCCGTTTCGCTAGTTTCTTTCTTTATCCTTTCAACGAGACCATCTAATAACTTTGAAGCATAACCTTGATTTCTAAATTTGCGTTGAGTACATGCTATCAAAATATAGTATCGTATTTCATCATTGAATTTGCATTTACGGTAAACCAACATAGACGGACAATTTTTCAAATCGAATTCATTATCGATACAGTAAAATGCCACGATGTTTTTAGTATTACCCAAAACATTGAAAATATATTTACAATGAATATTATTGTATGAATATCTAGCTATTGCGTTGAAACATGTTTCGCCAAATGATTCGATCGATTCTGTAACTTGGTCCAACGGATAATTATCGATAATATCATTCATGATAATATCGGAATAAAAGTTCATGATTATGATTTTGATTCTTTGTTTACGTTTTTATAGATTCGAAAACTTTAATCAATTTTTTTTGTTTTTATGGTTTTCGCTGTTTTCATCGTTTTTGAAACATTTGATCTTGATCTTGATCTGAATTTCGACATCGATGGTTGAAGTTTTTCATAAATTGAAACAAATTGCTTCAATGTACTTATAGAAATTCCTGGTGCATCGGGTTGAAAACTTTTTGTAATACGATTGCAAATACCATTTGTCATACTATTTTTCATTGATTCATTTGCAATACTGTGCATATATGTATTCAAAGTACGTTGAAATGAGCGAACTTCGACCAATACAATATTATTTTTTATTTCCATTGTACTAGAAAAAATATCAATACTGTTATATTGTAGCCAATCATTGAAAGGTTTATCATTCGCATCGCGACGTTCTGTGCTATCAATAGGATCTTCAAAAAAATCGAAATAAGATACCAATGAATAATGTGGATTACCGTAATGTTTATTACTTTTATCTAATTTGTTTGTTATCAAAAATGCATTTTTTCGAATGTTCTCTTTATTTGTAATCAAATATTCTTCCAAAACGTCGTTTTGAATAATTATTTTTTTTATGATTGATATTATCATATCATCTGCAATTGAATAATGAAAATATTCAGAAATTGATTTTTTTAACGATATATACAAATCGTAATTAATATGACGCGAATTAAAAAACAGGGTATCTTTCAAATATTTGGCTGTGCTCGATTTAGCCATTACTTTTTCATCGACCAAATAATTATTAAAATATCTTTCCAATTTGAAAAATATCATGAATATGTAATTTTTAATAGATTTCATCAAGATTTTATTTTTACCATCGCGTAATTTGTATTCATCCGGTGCAGAATTATTATAGTTTTGAAATAGCAAGTAAATGCACTTTTCAATTTTATCAATTATTTGAATTCGTTGATTTGAAATGCGTACACTGTTATCGAAAAGCTGAATGCTATCTACACTTAATTCTTTTAAAATATCTACTAAATCTTCAATTTGACAAGAAAATGTCATTTGAGGAACAAAACAAACGTCATCGATTTCCAATTCCTCATTTATATAATGTGT